TGTCGCCGAACTGCATCGATCCCTGCACCGACCGCGCGAGCCCGGCGATCATGCCGGCAATCTTCCCGAACGTGCCGCCGGCCGTCCGCTCGAGCTGCCCGAAGACCGCGGCGATGCTCCCCGACATCTGCCACGCCGCGTCGAGCCACTCCTCGCGCGTCATTTGCGCGACCTTGACGCCCTCGGCCTGCGCGACGATGGCGGCTTCGATGACCTCGAGCGTGCCCTCCGTCGCGGTTTCGATATCGAGCACGAGCCCCTTGACCTCGCGAAACGGCTCCGGGTCGACCTCCGCCGGCCCGACCGCCGACCGCGGCGCCGTCGCCGCCTGCCACTCGCCCTCAAACTTCCCGAGCAACCGCAGCGCCTCGACCGCCGACAGCGCCCCCGCCTTGACGGCCAGCGTCAGCCGCTCGAGCCGCGCCGCGAACTCCGCGTGCCCCTTTGTGACCGCGTTGTAGGCCGCGAGCTCCGCCTCCGCCCACGCCTTGACCGCATCAACCCGCTTTTTGTACGCCTCGGCCGCGGCCTCCGCCGCCTCCGCGGCCTTCGCCTTATGCTCGGCCAGCGCCCGCGAGTTACTTTCGAGCAGCCGGTCGAGCTCTTCCAAGCTCTTGCCCGTCGGGTCGAGCCCGCGCGCCTTGAGGATGTTCTGCGCGTTCCGGAGCCGCTCCGCCGAGAGCGCCGCCTCGTCCTGCTTCCGGCCGAGGTTCACGATCCAGTCCGCGACGCCGGAAAGCGACCGCTGCGCCCACGCGTCGACGTCCATCCCCGTGAGCTCTTTCAGCCCCTCGATCAGCTTCCGCGTGCCCGCGTAGCCCGCGAGAAACGCCCCGCCCATCGCCGAGCCGTAGCCAACCCACTTCGCCATGCGAGGCGACATCGTTTCGAGCAGGTCGCCAAGATCGTTGATCTGCCCCCGCTGCAAATCGCCCTCGGACCGCGCGCTCCGCGTGCCGTCGGCGATATCATCCTGCGCCTCTCGGAACTTCGCGAGCTTCCGGGTCGCGGCCTCACTCGCCCCCTCGAGCTCGCGCAGCGTCGCCACCGCTTGCGGGTCGACCGGCCCGCCCGCCGCGCGCGTCGCCTCGATCGCCGCGCGGAGCTCCTCAATCTTGAACATCGCCTGCGCGCCGGCCGTCGCCGCGCGCGAGCTCCCCTGGTCCGCCGCCGCACCGAACCGCTGCACCTGCGCGGCGGCCTCGAGCATCGCCTTTGCGATTGTGTCGCCGCCGAGCTTCGCCTGCTCGGCGAGCTTCCGCACCTTTTCCGCCGCTTCCTCAGCCGGCACCCCGACGCGCCGGAACGCCTCGACCGCCTGCGCTACATCCTGCCCGCGCACCTCGAGCCCGATCGAAACGTTCGTTTTCACCCGCTAGACCTCCGCCCGCTCCCGCAACGCCTCGAGCTCCGCGGCGCGAAGGCGCGCGAGCACGTCGTCCGCCGCGTCAAACAGCGCCTGCCACGCCTCCCGCTGCCCCGGATCGTCGACCCCACGCTCCCCGAGAAGCGCCAACCGCTCCCCGTAGAGCGTCGACCCGTTCGCATCCCGGCCGAGCCGGCGCCAGCCGGCGAGCACCTCGGCGACCTCCGGCCACGGCTCCGGCACCTCACCGCCTAGCACCTCCCCGGCTCGCGCCGCCCAAGTCCGCTCCCGGCCCGCCTCCGCGTCCGCCGCTTCGGCCGCCGCCATCGCCAACCCGAACTGCTCGCGGTCTAGGTCGTCAAGCTTCCCCCAAACCTCCGCCTGCCACTTGACGACCGCCGCTAGTTTCCCCGTGCCTCCTCCGCCACCTGCCGCCGGTATCGCTCGCTCGCGCGCGACTCCTCGAGCACCCACGCCGCCAGCGCCTTGCCGAGCTCCCGGCCGCCGTAGGGGAGCCCGTCGTCCACCCAATCCGTTGACTCGAGCAGCGCCCGCGCCGCCTCCGGCGTGTACGGGATCGGCGACCCGTCCGGGTCCGTCAAACCCTCCCACCCGGCCAGACGCGCCACCACGCCCGCCACGCCGTCCGCGCCGAGCGCCTCGAGGTCGCCGTCGGCGAGCTCGAATCGCCCGACCTCCCGCTCGAGCGCTTCGCGCGCCGCTCCGTCCGGATCGGCGCCCGGCCGGAGCGACGCCGCGAGCGTCGCCCGCGCCGTAGCGTTCAAAATCGCGCGCGCCAACGGATTGCGCCGCTGGAGCTCGCCGAGCACTCGCTGCACCACCGCCGACCCCTCGCGCCGAATGCCGAACGTGACCCCGAACCCCCACGGGTCCGGCACCTGCCGCACGTCATCAAACGCGAGAAACCGGCTCGAAAGATTCGTCCGCACGCGCTAGACCCCCCGCCTCACGACGTCGCCCGCGAGATGGTCCCCGTGCACGGCCACGTCACCGAGCCGCCGAACGCCTGCCCGACGCTGCCGGCGATCGGCGACCACGAATTCACCACCAGCGTTCCGGAGTAGGCCGGATTCGTCGGCCCCGTCGCGCCGCTCGAGAGCTTCAGCACGAATGCCAGCGTCCCGCCGAGCGCCGCGAACACCGCCGCGTCCAGCCCCGACAGGTCGCCGTCCTTGACGAACTCCACCTGCAGCGAGCCCTTGAGCAGCCCGCAGAGCGCCTCGGAATAGTCCCCGGTCGCGAAGTTGGACACGTCGACCTCCGGCCCCGAGATGGTCAGCGTCGCGCCCTTCACCTGCGCGCTGTAGTCCGTCGGCCCGCTCCCGAGCGCCAGATATGCACCCTTGACCACTTGCTTTGCCACGCCCTGCCCCCTTTCCGGTCAGCGGATCGCCAGAGCGACCGCGTAGTGAAACGACGCGCCGGCACCGCCCACGGTGCGCGCAACCCTAAACCACGTGTCGGTGATCGGCCCGGCAATCGACCCGTAGGCCGAGCCCGTGCCCGTGAACTGCCCCGGCGTGACGCGCGAGGTGGGGGAGAGCCACGCGTCGTCCGCGTCGCTTTCCACCACGAGGTCGAGCGTCGGCGAGCTGCCATCCGCCCCGACCACGTGCACCGCGTAGTAGAGCCGCTCGTCGGCCGCCACCGCGCCGAGCTCGTGCCCCGCGCCGTCCCCCGTCGCCGTGGCCGCCGTTTGCACGTCCGCCACCGCGCCGCGCAGCAGCGCCCCGGCCCCCGTGAGCGAGAGCGACAGCCGCGCCACCCCGCCCACCTGCCCGCCGAACACGTGCGAGAAGTTTGACGCGAGCACGAAGTAAGCCACGTCACCCACCGCCACCGACGCCCCGGCCGGCTTGACCAGCGTTGCCGGCCACTCGCTTTTCGCAAGCTGCGAGAACGCCTCCTCGTCCGGCACCGCCTCGAAGAACCCGTCGAACTTCACCGACGCCTTGAGCAGCCCGCAGATGGCCTCCGCGTACCCCGCGGTATCAAAGGTCGACACGTCGACCTCCGGCCCGCTCACCTCGAGCGACGCCTGGTTCACCTGCGACGCCAGCGCGAGCGGCCCGTAGTAGAGCCCCAACCGCTTGAGCACTTGCTTTGCCACGTCAGCCCCTCCCGCGGCCCTTCGCCGCTCGCTTCACCGGCTCCGCCGCCGGCGACCCCGGAGCGTTCGCCGCGGCGTCGTACCACTCCGCCAGGCCGTCCGCCACCAGCCGAGCCGCCCGCACCCCGTCGACCATCCCGAACGGAAACCGCGCGCCCTCCGGCGCCGGAGCTCCCGGCCCGAGCACCCGAAGCACCGTTTCCGGCCCGTAGGCGCCCCACGGCGCCACCGTCACCACGTGCCGCGTTTCGACCATCACGCCTCCCACCGAACGAACGGCACCCGAAGCTGCCGCCCGCGCCACACGTCCCCGACCATCGGAGCGCCCACCCGCGGCGCCAGAAACTGCAACCCCGCACCGTCGCCCGCCTTAAACACCGTCACCAGCCCGTCGACCAAATCCCGCTCCCGATCGTCGCCGCCGCGGCGCTCCGTCCACACCTCGAGCACCACCTCGCCGTCGATCCGCTGCCCGCCCGCAAAGTCCGAAAGCTCCGCGCGCGTGTATTCGACCTCCACCCCGACCCACGCCGCCGGCACCGCCGGCGGAGCGGTGGGGGAGGGAGGCTCCACTTGCCCGCCCGGCCAGCGAACCGGCGCGCCCGTGTACGTCGCCAGCAGCGCCCCGATCGCCGCCCGCTCCGCGCCGTAACTCACGCCCCACCCCCGAGCGTCCGAGCGATCGCCGCCTCCACGATCCCGGCCTCCTCGGCCGCGAGCCGCGTCAAGACCGGCGTCGTCATTCCCACCGGCGCCTGCGTCGACCCGATCCGGCGCCCCTGCACCTTGCCCGTTCGCCCGCTCTTGTAGCGCCGCGTGTAGGTCGCCGCCACCTTGCGCCCTTGCTCGACCACCCGCGCATGCGGCGCATCCGTGAAAACCCGCGTCCGCTTGCCGGCCGCGATCGCCGCCGCCACGTCCGCCGGCGCGCTCCGCCAGCTTGCCCGCAGGCTCGGCCGGCCATCCGGCCGCAACCCGCCCACCGGCGACACCTCCCGCGCGAGCTCGAGCGCCCGCGCGTGCAGCCCCTCGTGCACCGCCGCCGTCAACGCGCCGAGCTCCGCGCGCACCATCGCCGGAAACTGCGCCGCGAACGCCTCGAGCCCCTGAAACGTGTAGACCGTGCCCCGGCTCACGACGCCAACTCCCCGACCGTCACCGTCCACCGCGCCGGCGTCCCGCCCGGCGACACCGGCCGCACCTCGACCACCGCGAACGCCGCGCCACCGTCCACGACCAGATCGCCCGGCGCCGGCTCGGCGAGCTCGTCGCCGACGAGATGGTAGGCCCGCCGATCCGTCGCCCGCCCGTCGGCGCCATCCTCCGCCACTTGCTCGCCCCGGAACGCGTACACCGTCCGGTCCGCGTACCCGGCCGCCAGCGTCACCGTCCCGCCGTCCGCCACCTGCGCCGCGAGCGCCGGCGACACCACCACCGCCAGCTTGCCGGCCGTCGTAGCCTCCGCGTCCGCCTGCACCGTGTACGCCGCCGGATGGCCCGACACCGTCAGCGACGCCCCGGCCACGATCCGCCCCCGCAGCCCCGACGCTTTGAGCGCCAGCGCCGACGCGCCGAGCGCCTGCACCCCGTCGGCGAGCAGCGCCACCACGCCCTCGCCCGTGAGCTCGTTTCGGAGCGTCGCCCGCCGGCGGAGCGTCACCGTCCGGTCGCCCCCGAAGTACCGGATCGCCGCCGTCGACACCGCCCGCGCCCCCGCGCCGAACGTCACCAGCGCCACCTGTCAAGCTGCGCGCGCACCTCCGCCGGCAGCCCCGCAGCCGTCGCCACCTCCGGCGCCCACGACGCCGAAAAGCCATCCGCCGACAGCGAAGCCAGCCCCGCCTCCCGCTTGCCCGCCGCGTAGAAATGCGCCACCGCGTAGAGCGCCAGCGCCTGCACCCCCGCCGGCACCTCGACCGCATCCCGCGCCGTCGCCGTCGCCGTCCCGACCGCCACCGTCGCCCCGGCCGTTGTCGGCCACGTCGGCTCCGCCCCCGAACCGCTCGAGCCCGCCGTCGTCACCTCGAAAAGCCACGGAGAGAGCGCCGGCGAGCTCGGCCGGAGCCACGCCCCCGCCGCCAGCGTCAAGCCCGTCCCCCACGACTGCACCGCGTCCGGCGGAAGCCAGCCGCCCCAATACGTGACCGCGAGCTCCGGCGCCGCCGCCTGCGCCTCCGGAGCTCCGCCGCCCCATCCCGCGTTCCGGAAAAGCACACCCCCGGCCGCGTCGATTGCATCCGGCTCGACCGCTTCGCCGTAGACCTCCGCCGCAAGCTGGTAAGCGTCAACCGGCCACGTCGACAACTGCACCCGGTACCGATCCGACACCGGCAGCGCCTCGAGGTACCGCTGCCGGAGCAACGGCCGGCCGAGCTCCGCCGCGAACAAGTCCGCCACTTGCTCGAGCAGCGCCGCGATCGCCGCGTCCTCCGTCGCCCCCGTCACGCCGAGCCGCGCCTTCGCCGCCGCGAGCGTCACCAGCGACGCGTAGGCCGACCGCGTGAGCACCTGCCGCGCCACCCGCTACCCCCGACGCCCTCGACCGCGCCGCACCATCGCCTCCGACCGCTCCGCCGCCGGCCGCGCCGCCTGCACCTCGACCGACGGCGCCGGCGCATCCGGCGCCGACGCCTTGACCGCCTCGAGCGCCACCGCGGCGCCCGCCGCTACCAGCGCCCGCCCGAGCTCGGCCGGGAGCTCGTGCTCACCCGGAGCAAAGCACCCGAACGGCCCCGCCGCGAGCGTGAACAGCCGCACCCTCACAGGTACACCACCGTCACCGCGTCCGCATCCGCCAGCGTGGCGTGGCAATCGGCCACGAACTGCACCCCCCCGCCCGGCAGCGGCAGCACCACCAGCGCCGCCGCCGACGCCGGCGTGTAGACCGTCAGCCGCACCGTCCCGCTCGCCCCGCCATCCCTAAACACCACCGAGCCCGCCGAAGCCGTCGCCCGCACCTGCACCGCCAGAAGCCGCGCCGGCCCCGAAACGACCGTGCCCGTAGACGTCACCGACGCCGCGGCCGACACGTTACGAGCTCGCGAGAATCCCGACGCCCTCGAGCGCCGCCAGCACCGCGTTGACCTTGCCCACCAGCGCGTCGAACTCCGCCTTGTCCGGAGCCGTCCCGGCCGCCACGGCCGCGTCGGCGATATGCGACGCCTGCGTGCCGTTGGCGAGAATCTTCCCGCCCGTCTCGACGTCGACCGAACCGCCCGACGCCACCGTGAGCACCGAACCGCCCGGCTCGCGG